AGAGGATGTGAAAGTTGCAGAAGAAGATTGAAACTATTATCCTAAGTAAGTTGATTTCGGATGAGGATTACCTGCGTAAGGTAATCCCATTCATTAAAGATGAATATTTTACTGACAATGCCGAGAAGTTAATCTATCGGTATATCAATGAGTTTGTGACAAAATACAATTCTCTTCCTACAATTGACGCAATCAATATTGCTCTACAGAATGACCGCAAGGTAAATGAGAAAGAGTATCAGCATGTCACTGAAACTCTAACTGCACTTGACGATGATGTGGATGCAAATGAGAAGTGGCTCTTAGACCAGACTGAAAAGTTCTGTAAAGACCGAGCAGTGTATAATGCTATCATGCAATCTATTCAGATTATTGATGGAGAAGACAAGGTGCATTCGCAAGACGGCATACCTTCCATTCTTCAAGATGCATTATCCGTGGGCTTTGATAACAACGTCGGCCATGACTACATTGATAATGCCGAAGAACGTTTTGACTTCTATCACCGCGCAGAAACTAAGCTGCCGTTTGACCTTGAAATGTTCAACAAGATTACCAATGGTGGTCTGCCAAATAAGACATTGAATATTGCCCTTGCTGGTACTGGTGTTGGTAAGTCTCTGTTTATGTGTCATATGGCAGCTGGTGCCTTGGGTCAAAACAAGAACGTTTTGTATATCACCATGGAAATGGCAGAAGAACGTATCGCAGAACGTATCGATGCCAACTTGATGAACGTGAACATTCAAGAACTCAAAGACCTTTCGAAGTCCATGTTTGACCAACGTATTGCCAAGATTCGTTCAAAGACAGAAGGTCGTTTGATTGTCAAAGAATATCCAACAGCATCGGCCCACGTTGGTCACTTCAAGGCTCTGTTGAACGAACTCCAGTTGAAGCGAAACTTCAAGCCAGATGTTATCTTCATTGACTATCTGAATATCTGTGCCTCTAGTCGATACAAAGCATCTTCTGGTGCCAACTCCTACACAGTCATTAAGGGCATCGCAGAAGAACTTCGTGGTCTGGCAGTAGAGTTTGACTTGCCAATCGTTTCTGCCACTCAGACAACCCGCAGTGGTTATGCCAACTCGGACGTTGAACTGACTGATACATCGGAATCATTTGGTCTACCAGCAACGGCTGACTTGATGTTTGCTCTTATCGCAACAGAAGAACTCGACAAGATGGGCCAGTTGATGATTAAGCAGTTGAAGAATCGTTACAACGACCCCGGTATGAACAAACGCTTTATGGTTGGTATCGACCGTGGTAAGATGAAGTTGTATGACTTGGAAGATGATGCCCAGGCTGGTATTATGGACTCTGGTCAAGATGATGTTCCAGTGTTTGAAAATACCACCATCGGTAAGCGGAGAGATTTTTCAAAGTTTGAATTTTAACTTGACAAACTCTTATAAATGTAGTATACATAACCTATTGCTCCCGTAGTTCAATGGATAGAATAAGCGCCTTCTAAGCGTTTGGTTGTAGGTTCGAGTCCTACCGGGAGCACCAGTTTTTAGGAAATAATATGGACGAATTGAATCTAAAACTTGTAGTATCGTCATTTGTTTGGGCAAATGTGGGTAGTCAGGACATGCCTCTGTGGAAAACAGTGGGTGCAAAAGAATATATCGTCAAGTATTTTACAGGTGAACCCACCTTTGAAATGATTAATGAAGAACTTGATAAAGTTTCTCACATGTTTGAAGGCGGAGACAACTCGGTTCGCGAAACCGTTGCTGGCTTCGAAGTTTATTTTGCAGATGCGCCTACCAATTCAGAAACATTTCAAATTAATCTAAATGGCGCGATTGACTTTCCTCCTATTGACCTCGCTGCGGTAGATGTTACCGAAGAATTGAGTGCTATACTGCCATAGTATTATAAATATAGGGAACACTATAGAGATGGAACCCTATGTTATCTTTCAGCCAATTTCTCTCAGAGGAAAAGAAGCCAGCAGCTGGCATTCAACACATTGAACATCCGTCGGATAGATCATTCGACAATAAAGACGCCGCTCACCATGCATTGGAAACTCTGCGTGGTGTTGCGCATGGGAAAACACCTATCACCCGCAAGATTGATGATAGAATGTCGTTTCATGCCATTCGCACACCAGAAGGTAAAGTTGGCGTAAAGTATAAGGGTCCAGGCGCTCACTACAATTTCTCTGCTTCCGATATCGACAAGCAACACGGTCATAAACCCTATCTTGTTGGACCAATGAAGGCACTACATAAGCACTTGGGTAAGGTTTTGCCTAAGCACCCAGGTGAATATCAGGGTGGCTATATGAGTGAACCTCATAATCGCGAGGTTAAAGATGGTCACATCAGCCACACGCCCAATACGATTGAGTATCATACTCCATTACATGGCGAAGAAGGTCAGAAACTTCACAAGTCAAAAGTAAGTATGACTGTTCACACCGAGTTGAGGGGTGAACATAAGACTCCGCACCCTATCACCAGCACTTCACACTTCCAAAGTCATCCAGACGTTCACATGGTTCACCATCTTGTGGCGCCACATGAACGTAAGTTGTCACCAGAAGTTAAAACATCTGCCCAGCATCATCTTGATACTGCCGAGAAACTAATGAAGGGTCACCAGTATCATCATTTAGATGGTCATGAAATTACTCTTCGTTCTTATATCAATAAGACGGTTACTAGTGGTGAAAAACCATCTGTTTCTGGATATAAAACTCATCTAGCTGGCGTTCATCAAAAGAAGATTGATGCTGTAAAAACTGCCGCAGCTAAAGAGCGCAAAACTTCTGAGATGAATGCGCAACTTTCCCATGTCAATACACATAAGAAAGCATTTGCAAACTCATTAGAAATTCATCATCATTTACAACAAGCAACTAATCATCTAGCTCGTGGTCTAGACCACTCAGGCGGTGGTGGATTCCACACTCGTATCGGCGGTAAAGCAGCCGGTGGTGAAGGTTATGTTGCTAATGGATTAAAGGTAGTTGACCGCGAAGGTTTCTCGAAAGCTAACCGAGAGCGCAGTGCAATTCTAAGAGCAAGTAAGGGTAAATAATGGCCGACGTTCATCACCATATCACACAAGGTAGAATGAACCCCATTACAATAGGCCATGAGGCTGTTGTAAATCAGGTTCGTAAAGCTGCCGGTTCACATGGGCATACGATTGTTCTAACTGGCACACATGATGCCAAAAAGAATCCTCTATCTCCTGAACAGAAGTTGAAACATGCCAAGAGAGCATTCCCTGGTGCCAATGTTCGTCTGCTGGACAAAGAACATCCCACTCTGCTCCACCAACTGTCTCGCTTACATAAGCAAGGTGTCACACACTTACACTTGCATGTTGGCTCTGACCGCGCACACGAATTCCATACGCTCACGCACAAGTATAACGGTAAAGAAGGCCGTCACGGTCATTACGACTTCAAGAAAATTACTATCCATAAGGTTGGTAAAGAGCGTTCGGATGAGGACACTGGTGTAGCAGGTGCCTCTGGTACCAAGATGCGTCAACATGCCGCCGCCGGTAATGAAAAAGAATTCCATAAAATGGCACCAAGTGCTATGTCAACGAAGCATAAGCACGAATTATACAAAGATGTCCGCCATGGTATGGGTCTTCATGAAGCTATGTCCTTCAAACTGTTTCTAGGAGTCTAACATGTCACAGATTAGAGTAAATGATGAGTTTCATGAAACACACGGTCTTATTACCTCTGATGGTGAACTAGTAACCACTGTTAATCCTCTACCAGTAACGATGTCACAAGGCGGATCAGGTCTATCTGAAAATAGCACCTTCGGATTGAACGTTGCTCGTGGTCTGGTTGATGGAATGACTGGTGTTTTCAAGGCAGGATACAATGAAGCGTTTGCTAATGGCACAGAAGAAAGTTTCTGGTCGCACTCTGAAATATATCCTTGGTCAGCATGGTCGACACCTGGAACGTTAAGTCTTGTTAGTTCCTCTACCAGCGACACAGGAACAATTCTTATTCAGGGTTTGAATGCATCGACATTTGAATCTCAAACTGAAACCATAACTCTCAACGGCACAACTCCTGTTGTCACCTCTCTTTCTTATGCTCGTTTGAATTACCTACATTACAGCGGAACAAATCCGAATGTTGGTGAAATCCATGCTAATAGAAATGGAACCTGTGTAGGTCATATTGCACCACAAACAGGTATTGCGCAAGGTGCACAATATACTATTCCTGCTGGTTATACTGGATACATGTTGCAAGGAACTGCGAATATTGGTAAGGGTAATGACGGTAAAGGATACTTCAAGTATCGTCCATATGGTTCATCGTTTCAACATGCAATGACATTCTTATTATATCAATCTACATTTGATTATACATTTGCTGTTCCACTTCCTCTACCTGAGAAAACTGATATAGATGTTACGATGATTGCATCAAACTCTGGTACTGCGGCATCATGTGAATATAGTTTGCTGTTGGTAGCAAACTAAGATGGGCGGACTACTATCATATATAAAAGATATGATGAGTGATGGTGGTAATCCATCGACTAAGCGTTGGGTCGCAGTTGTATCTACTCTGCTTATTGCCATTGGTTACATCGCAAATCTATTCTGGGACTACACCATCGAGGAGTTTATCTTCAACGGTGTGATGTATATTGTTATCGGCACTCTTGGTATTACTGGTGTAGAAAAGTTTGCACCTAAGAAACCTACTAAGAAGTCGAAAGAAGAATAAGGAATTAAATATGTTCGGTATGATCCCTCTCCCATATAAATTATTAGCAGGTGTCGCACTAATCATTGGCGTATTCTTCTACGGATACATGAAGGGAATCGCATACGGCGAAGCAGAACTTCAACGTTTTGCTGCAAAACAAAGTAAAGTTGTTGCCGAACTTGAAAAGAAGAACAGTGAAATATCAAACACAGTGGTAACAGAATATGTTGACCGTGTTAATACTATCAAGGAAAAAGAATATGTCTATCGTAACCTCGTTGAAACTAGTGTTCCTAGCCAGCACGATATGTCTAACGGCTGGGTGTTCACGCACGACTCTAGTGCCAGTGCCAGTGATGCCGACCCCACCAGAGCTTCTGATGCGTCCCCCTCAGGAATTACAGACAC